GCTGTCGCGGTTGCAGCAATCAAGATCGGTTGTCCGTCTGTACTGCCACTTAGATGTCCGATTAAAGCGATGATGCTACCCTCTCACCGTGATTGGTGTGATAATTGTTAACGGAGTGTACTGTTACCATAATATTATCCTGTGAATAAGTCTGCTGAAAAATATGAATAGCCACCACCGCCGCCACCAGAGGCTGCCCATTTAACTCCACTAGCTTCCGCGCTGTCTGCTGTTAATACTGTATCGTTAGCACCTACGGTTAGTGTTGTTATTGTTCCACTCCCTGTAGCCACTCCAATTTGACCTTTAACTGTAAAATCAGAGTTCATGACTGCACCAGCCGCGTTTACGTTTGTTGCATCTGTTACATCTGCTAACGCCTCAATACCATCTAACTTGGTTTTGTCCCCATCCGCAAACGCGCCTTCAACTGGCTTGACCTGAAGAGTGGAGATGGTAACGCCTTTAACCCCAGCTAAATCAGTCAGTTCAGAATCCATTAACGCGCCAGCCGCTGTTACGTTCGTAACGTCAGTAACATCTGCCAGAGCTTCAATCGCATCTAATTTAGATTCTTGTGCGTCGGACATGAACCGCTTATTAGTGGCATCAGTAAAATTGGTTGTTGTGAAAGTTGGTGTTGCTCCACTAACTACACTCTGGTTTAATGCCTTAACATCAGTAATCGATGCAAGTTCAGAGTCCATCAATGCACCAGCCGCTGTTACATTAGTAACATCGGTAACGTCTGCTAATGCCTCGATACCATCTAACTTACTACCGTCTGTTGCTACGTCTCGACCATCAACAGTTCCAGTCAGAGTTATATTTCCAACACCAGATACATTATTAGTGTCATCTACTATGACTGCGGAGTCCTGTACTAGTTCTCCAGTAATACCGTCATAACGTACTATGGCATTATCAGTAGCTGATGCTGGGCCTATTACGCTACCTGTTGCTGTTGGGCCTTCTGGGCCAGTAGCACCTGTAGCTCCCGTAGCTCCTGTAGTAGAATACCCTGTCGAAGAATAAACACCACCAGCCTTATAGTAAACAAGACCACTATTAGCAATATCTATATAGACATCATTATCAGCACCCAACCCATTAGCTGGTACACCGCTTCCGTATCTAGTGATAGAGCCATCAGCACCTGCTGCTCCAGTAGCACCTGTGATACCTAAAGCATCTATCATAGCCTGTATGCTAGTGTACTTAGTAGTAGTGTCCGTTTCCTGTATCGCTACTTTCTCAGTTCCGTCAGGTACTGCCTTGTATGTTAACTCTCTTATTTGTGTCATTAAATTATTCCTATGGGTACTTGGATGTACTCATTAGTCTCTGTTACAATAGGCGTACCAAATTCATCTGTTAATGTAAATACAGGGTAGGCTTCGTCCACACTAACGTAAGCTACAGACGGTTCAGGTCTAGGGTCAGGTACAGATGTATCTTCTTTAGGTATTCTATAAAAGTCTAACTCATGCCTAGGTTCAAAGCAGGATCTACATACCACTGCTCCATTCCATTCTTTTCGTTTCTCATTAGATCGGTACTCTAATCTACACCTATCACATATAAATCTATGTGATCCTCTAGCCTGTAAACCCATTAGACTAAGTGTAGCAACACTTCTGTTGCACCTACGCCAAATACTACGTGTAAGTCTGTAGTTCGTATTGGATTACTTAAATCAACTATAGTACCTCCAGTAACCTGTAGTATTTTCTTAGCAGCTGTTGCAGCTGTTGCATCATATAAGATAGCACCATCTAAGGCAGTGCCTCCTATAACTTGAACTCCACCTACAAGGTTAACCTCTGCTGTAGATACAGTTCCTGTAGCTGTTAGTCGTTTAATCTTAACTGTACTTGCCATTATGTTTATTCCTGATTAATAAGAGGTCATCATCTTCAAAAGGTAAATCTACCCTCCTCTTATGTGACCTCATATATTACTATCCTAAAGAAAGGTTATGCTGGATCAGTTGCTGTGATACCACCAGTTAATGCACCTACACCTGTAACAATCCACTGACTGTTAGTTGTATCTGCTATTACTTCAATCCAATCACCCACGCTCTCAGCGGTAGCTACAAAGTTAATTTGATCCTCTGCGGCTGCGGCTACGTGAGCACCTGCTACCAATAGATTACCTGATATATTATCACCCTCTGCTGAAGCTACTATCCAGTTAGTTGTAGCAAATACAGAAGTTACAATGAACTTAAGACGCATACCTACAGCTAGTGCTGGTAGTGTAATAGTCGCTCCAGCGGCTGCATCCAAGAAGAATGTCTTACCGTTATCTTTTGCTGTAAGTGTGTCAGCTGCTGTTACTACCTCAACTGAACCTGCGCCCTGTACTACTGGGCCTGAAAAATGTGTTGCTGCCATTATCGTTTCCTAATGTTAATCGTCAACTCCCTAATCACTCTGAGTGAGTTAGAATGTAGTCTCTTGCGTTAAGTAAAAGCTGTGGATCGTCTTTAAATCCACCCAAAGCTATATTGCATGTAGTGCATAATAAGGCGCGTACCCTGCCTGTTGTGTGGCAATGATCTACTGCTAGATCTCTTTCTGCCTTCTCTTCCTGACCACAGATAGCACATAAACCTTTCTGCTCTTTATGCATCTCAAGAAAGGTTTCGTAGGTTATGCCATACTTAGCTTTTAGGTTTGCTCTTTTTGCAGCTAGGCTGGCTTTATTTTTATGTCGAAGCCTGTAATTTGCTTGCCATGCTGCTTGCTTACTTTTATCTCTAGCTTGATTCTCTGTTCTATAGTCTCTCTTCATGTATGGGATATATATTCGATAAGTTAAAAATAAGTTGGTGGGATTAAAGGTTCCCACCAGACCTAGAGGTAGCGATGCCTCCTGTTAACGCTTTACTTTATATTAGTTCGGTAGGACTAGACCCCAGCACTACCGTACAGAGCTCTTGGATCTGTCCATCCAAACGCATAACGCGCAGTTGCTTTAAACTTAGCATTAGATGTGTCGAACTCGTCTTCCATAGCAAAAGTATCTGCTCGACGTTCCCAGTGTTTCATACCGTCCTGAACTTGGTTACGAATAAACCAAGCATCGGTATCAGTGAAGTAGTGATTAACCTTAACTCCACCCGGAAACTTACCCATGTTGTTTAATGCATTAGCATCATTATCAGCTGTACCTGAACGCTGTACAGACTCAAGGATGCGATGAACATCAAATGCTAGGTCAGGTGAAATGTGTAGGGATCTAGGCATTACTGCAATCTTAAGACCCTTATCATTCTCCCAACGGGAGATGTCAATACACGCTTGCTCAAGAGCAGCTTCTGACATATCACTAGACGCTAGATTAGACCAAGTTCCACCTGATACATTTGGATGTGCGGCAGAGCATAAAGCTACACCATCACCACCTACATACGAACCACTAAAGGCACGATTGTAAATGTTAGCACCATTGATTTCCTTAGTTTGACGCATACTAAAAGCAAGAGCTTTAGCTTTCTTCTCACCAACTACTGCATATAGATCATCTTCCATCATAATCTCGGTGATGATAAAACCCAGCGTGTACTGTTGTGGAGTGTAGCGAGTAATAAAACCCTGACGTTCACCCTCATACTGTACCGCTTCGCCTTCGCCTGTTACTTTAGCAAGACCCAGACCAGATGTACCGACATCTTCTTCAAACGCACGAGACGTTTTAAAAGTATCAAAAAGATCTGTATGTTGTACCGGGTACTCAGCGTATGCTTTACCATACCAGCTGTTAATTCCGGGCCATAAAGCGCGTCCAAAACTACTTGTTGAAATTATTCCACTCATTTAATTATCTCCTATACACCAGCAATCGCTGCTTTATACGCATGCTCATTGATCATCACTAGCATCTTAGCGTGTTCGCCAATCTCGTTGTCATTTCGACGCGAGTAACCTAGGATAACCCAACCTGCGCCTACACCTATGTCAGAAGTATCAATCTCAGCGTTGGAACGCCCTGTGTCTGTATCACCAGCAGTCATAAGATGATCGAAAGTTTGGCCTACTACTGTAACAGCAGAAGTACCATCCTCTTGCGCTTCAAAAATAACATACGGATCATCACAGACATATACAGTACCACCTGTAGATGCTGGGATATAACCCGGATATTCTGTAGCAGGAACTGCTCGATCTACTTTAATACCTACGATAACACCAACCTTGATGTCAGCTGCGGCTGCTTGCTCTACTGTTGCTACACCATCGGTAGCGTCTGCTGTTCCGGTCAACTTGACTGGATCACCAACCATTAAGGCTGTTCCGTAAGCAGAAGCCACTCGATATTCTCGTGCTTGCCCGTTATATGAACCTGTTTGAAGGTGGCCTACTGGCACAAAACCACCTGGTCGATCTACATTGCTCAATTTTTTATCTCCGATACGTTATTAAGCAGGAACCAATTAAGACTCCATTAATTGTTTTTAAACTTTAACAATTGCTAACGGCCTTGCATATTCCTATTGGTTTTCTGAGCACCGAACCTATCTAACCCATCCTGAGTCATCTTAGAATCCATTGATTGTTCTAACCTGCGGATCTCATTCTCCTTGATCTCTTGGTCAATAGCCCATTCTTCTTTAGGTATACACATTAAGTGTGCAATCGTTCCTTTGCCAACTGGTACTGTAGCTCCTGACTCACCTGCTATGTTTTGTTCCATAGCTGTGTTGGGGTCACCTACTTGTACGTTATATCCGTCAAATATTTGCCATCCAAGTCTCTGGAAATACTCGATGCGATTATCAACATTGTTAACCCATCGAAAATGTAAGTGCTCATACTCTTCTCCCTCTGGAGTTGATAAGACACTTTTAAATGCACCTAAGTCGCTGCGTATTTTACGCCGTTCTTCTAGTAGTTCTTCCCTACTTCTGGTTCGGTTACGAGATGTACCTGTGTTTTTCTGCTTAGTCATATTAGCCTATTCTCCTAGCATTCCAGCTGCTTCCAGCTGATCTATGTATTCCGCCTTATCTTTAACTGCACCTAGCGAAATGAATTCTTTCATCATGCGGCTCTGATCTTGTGTCAGTCTACCTTCTCTACTACCACCTGAACCTTTACGTGTACCACGAGATGCACCTTCTGCACTAGGTATACGTTTTGATGGTTTGTTTTCTTTCATGTAATTCTCTTTAACATACTTAGCTACTTCTGTGAACACATCTTCTAAGTTAGCATCAGGATTCTTGTCGTATATAAACTTTCCTCGCCTATCAGCAATAGCTGCAAGGTCTGGATTATCTATGTACCAAGGGTTATCATCAACAAAGTCGACATATTCTTGTGAAGGGCCAGTCTCTGGAATAGTTATATTCTCGGCTTCTTTAATGTGTGTTTCAATTTGTGCTACACCATTAGCATCCCCATCAATAACTGCTTCAGCTTTCGCTACCTCAAGTTCTTTAATACGTGCTTCTTTCTGCGCGGCAGTAATATTACGATTATGTGTAGAGAGTTCATTCACAACTTTCTCTAGACGTTTAATACGCTTCTTCTGCTTACTCAGACCATCGTACAATGGAGCACGGGCTACAAACTCATCCGCATTTACCCAATTACCTTCTGGGCCTTCATATTCTTCTTCTGGTCGCCAACCCATCTCACGCGCAGTAACTTCTGTTTCATTCACTGGCTCACTTACGTCCTCTACACTAGGACTTGTTTCTAACTCACTCATCTATTACGATTCCTAAAATGTCTTGATCATTTAGTAAAATAACATTATCCTTCTCAGGATGCGCTTGAATACCTGCATATGCTCTGAAGATAACTCTATCTCCTACACCGCACTGCTTACGCTCGAATACATCTGTATATGCTTCATCAGCTATAGCCATCACTGTACCATACGCTTGCTTACGTTGGTCAGAATCTTTAGTTGACTCTACTCGTACTATCGTACTGTTTTCAAATGTATCATCTACTACATCACGTTCTACTAGGACTCTACGTCCAGTCGGTATGATCTTCATCATCGGGTGTTATTACTCCTAACATTTCTGTTATGTCATCATATTTAAGGTTCAGTAACTCACTGAATATAGCCAAGCGCATTTGCACTCGTATGTTTTCAATGGCAATCTCTTCCATTGATTTTTTATCCACTAACTCTCCTGTCATGTATTGAGCCATAGTTGACTCTATCCACGTAGCTAAGAACTTATGGTAAAACTCTGTTACCTTGTTGGCGTTACGCCACTCATCATAACTCTCCCTGCTGGGGAGGTCTGCTGTTAGGTATTGACTTAATTCGCGCATCTGTTTGAATCTTCTCCAGATCTTTTACTATAGATAATAATTGTTGTGAACTAGCTTCATCCCTATCTTCGTCAGCTTGCTGTGCTTTGATCAGTTCAATAGATTGATCTACTTTCTTAGCTAGAATATCTGCATCATCTTTGTTCTGCTTCCTCTCTATTTCAGCAGCTTGAATCTGTAGTTTAGCATTCTCTAATTGTAACTTAGCGTTCTCCATTTCCACTTTAGGATCAGGTGGTTGTGGTTGCTCTTGCATTAACAATTCTAAATTAGTTACTTCCATATCAGCAAGTACTCTACGTAATGCTTCTTGCATATTAATACTACCATACTGCCCGCCTAACTGTAAGGCGGTCATATTTTTTTGAATACGCTGTTCTTTAATAGCAATAGTTGGGTCAGCACTAGGTTCTAAAGCATTCTGATCTACGTTATAGTGTTCAGCTGTTACACCAAATAACGCTGCTGATCGTTCTGTTTTACTTCCTTGTGGATTATCAAGCAAAAGTTTATTAAGAGCAAAGATCTTGTGCATCTCACGCTTCATAGATCTACGGATACGTTTATAGACTGCGTTGAAAACCTTTAAACCTTCTTCCTTAACCGTAGCAGTTACACCTGCCTTGGCATTCTGACCCGGGTGTTGTCCCGCAAATATATCTGTTGTAGCTGACAGCTCCTTACCTGCCTGTACCATGTAATTAAGTAGCGATAGTAGCACTGAACTAGGTTCCTTGATAGGTAGTGGTACTATATTATTCTTAAGATCACCTCCTGTACTATTAACAATGGGCCACTTGCCCGGAGCAACTGAGAACACACCATTACGTAACCTAACACCTTTACCTATGAAGCCTGACTGCATAGTAGATAACGTCCCTGCATCCAGCAGTTGGTTAATTGTGGTGTTAACAGTATTGTTAATTGGTGCGATCAATGTACCAAATCCAATGGAATATTGTGAACCATCAGGATTAGGAATCATATCAAACTTAGTATAATACTCGATAGGTTCAATCATAAGTACTTCTTCTTTTTCACCTAAAGATAAGTTTTCTTCAGTGAATCTTGGCTCAATAGCCAGTACTTTCTTTGATCTATGGTGTACTACAATACGGTAAGGTTCTTCATAACCATCATCATCTAAGTCAAGCCAGCCATGATGCTCTAGTACTAGGTCAGTAGTAGCCTCATCTCTTTGACTTGGGTTGTAGCCGTGCCGCACATCTGATGCTTGGCGTAGACTATCAACAGAATCTTGGTTATAATCAGGTTCACCTAGGTCTTCTTTTTTGTAATCTTTATACAAACCTAAGTTCATCTTCTCAACTAACTCATTCCATGTTAGTGTAACCTTCTGTGTCTTACGTGTCTTAGCAAAATCTTTGTACCAGTAGTGTAGTACAAGGTCTGCTGCGCTTACATATTCTGAAACAATCCTTGACTTCTCGTAGGAGAAGTATGTTTTCTTATATTCTTGTCCTGTTATAGCAAGCACTAGGCTTAATCTATCAAAGTCTTCTTCCCATTCCTCTATCTCAGTCATAAGCTGATAGTTCATGTGACGCCCTACTTGGACAGCACCAGCATACCTCTGACCATCAGGGTCATCACCTATGGCTTTAACGCCTACAGGCTCTGAGTTAGGTGTGAGGGCAGGTACTACTCTAGCGTTAAACTGAATAGCTGCCTGTGTTAGTAGTGGGTACTTAATGTTAGCTGCACCAGCCCAAGGGCGTGTTTTAGTTTCCATTGTAAGACTGGCTAACTTAACCCACGATTCGTACTTTTTTTCCCACTCACGCCTAGAGTGGCAGTCCTCCTCAAACCAAGAACCTATCTTTGTGCCTATTTCATCTAGCTGCTTATCACTAATTTCATCAATCAGGCTCTCAGAAGCTAATATATCTTGTATGTTCAATTATCCAGCCTCGTTGTCACTATAAAATCTCCTCATCAATACCCAGTTCCGGTGTCATCCCAGTTTAAACCTGCATCATCTAATGCAGATTGCCAATCGTCTTCTTCTAACTCTTCATCAGTAGGTGCTTCGACGAATTCAGCAATACCTCTACCTAACCATGCATACGCATCAACTGCATCGTTTTCCTTGGCTTTAGGGAACTTACGTAATTGTTCTCTAAATGCTGGGAACCATTCAGCCTGTATGTCTACCTTAACACCACCTGCTCTCATTCTCTGCTGTATAGGTACAGCCCTTAATCTTTTATCCTGAGTTGCTGGGAAAGTTTCTATAGTAGAGAACTTATTCCTGCGCTGCATCTCAGTCTCAAAGGGTGGGCCTATGGCATTAGCCAAAGTACCCTGCTCCCAAATAAAGTATTCAGGATTATATGCATCTATTATACCAAATAACATTTCTATTATGAGATTAGTGTCGTCAGTACGCACAGTCTGTACGTCTACTATATGCAACTGCCCTTCACTGTCGTAACCACCAACTACAAACACAGTGTGATCACTGTATGTTTTATCTGATAGTGCGAAGTCAGCCCCTACATAGTAAGTCTTAACTCTTTGCCTATCTAAAGTTTCCATAGGAATCAAATCGTCTACCCTAAAGAAGCTGTGTAACTGATCTGATGGGTCGTTAAGGTACTCCTGTGAGTAACCTTCTGGATTACCTGTATCAATAAAGACCTGTCTAATCTCACGTAGTGCAGACTCAGACCACAAGTCAGGCCATAACATCTCAGAAAAATTATCATACGATTTATGTGCTTTATACAACTTACTTACCCAAGCGCGTGAGTTTATAGTAGTCATAAGCATACTATCCTCGTGCAGGATTGTACCTACAAACCTAATCTGACCAGATATTCTGGATAATCCGGGTAATACAGCTGTCAGAACCCAATCACGTAGTGAATCCCTACGCTCTTTGTTCATAACAGCCTCATCATCCTCTAAATCATCTATGACAACTAGATCTGGTCGCTTATTCATCCAGTTTATACCACGTACTTTCTGTTTTGCGCCCTTAGCTATTACCCTAAAACGGTAACCATCATTGAATCTTACGATTAACTCAGTAGCTCCTTCCTTATCAAACCCATTTATTTCAAATACGTCCTTTAAGTCAGGGTTTTCAGAGATCTCATTTCGTATGTGCGCTAGATGTCCAATAGCTGTGTCTTCATTGTTACCTATTATTACTACGTGTTGCTTAACTCTAAACATTAAGCAGCATAGTGTATAAGCTAACGTGATTGCTGTAGTCTTAGCATGCGTTATATTCAACAAAACTCGTTAGGTCTTGCCCGTTCACTTGTTTGAACTGCTGCATGTTACCATGCAGAGTAGACTATATCTTTAATCTAATGCGTTTATACGTTGAATCTCTTCTTTAAGAGACTGCCTGTAAGCTACTATTTCGTCAGAAACTTTAATTGTAGTTCCCATAGTACTTTGTATAGATAACGCTAACTCTGACACTTTGTTTTTGTATAACATATAAGGTAACATTTGACTTAGTGCTGCTGCAGCTTTGTTACAGCTGATACTCCACTCGTGCCTTTGCTTTCTGTTTCCTTTTACTTTGGCGGGGTTCTGTTTTCTAACTGTCCCACCAAATAATCTCTGCATCTCGTATAAAGGTATTGGATGTACGTGGTTTACACCTATCCGAATATAGTGACCTTTATACTGACCTCCGCGAATTTGTACTGTTACGTAACCTTCCCCATCGAAGAATCCAGCAGCATATGCTAGTTTGTGTGCTTTACTCATTGAGTAACTCCGTAGTTTATTTAGATTAATCTCTGTTTCCACTTCACTTGAAGTGTACTCCCTTGCGGGATAGTCGTTACACCTTCCTCTGTACGAGGCTTGGCTCGGTATTGTCCTATTTCAAGGGTGTCCACCGAATTAAAAGATTTTTAGAGGAGCCATGCATTGTATTTGTAACGCGCCCAATTAGATGTTAACCCCTCGGCGCAGCTATAGATACCAGTCGATTCTTAGAGCAACACATTTCCCACCACTCTCGGTGTATATTAGGTATATCTAATGATCCATCATATTTACTTACTAAAAATGTTTGGCTAAACTGCTCGACCAACTCTGCTGTGATCTGTTTCTTTTTCAATTAGTTCTCCAACTTAAATTGAATTAGTTGTTTTTACTAATCCAGATAATACGCTAAATTGGATTAGATTTATTTACCGCCTCTATTCTCACCAGCTTTGTCTTGCATTTCATTACGATAAGCCATCTGTGAGCGACCATATTTATTCAATGAAACACCTCCACCTGTAGGGTTAGTTAGTCCCATACGCTCATAAAGTGGGTTATTTGGGCCTACTTTAACGTAGTCCTTACCACCTTCATTATACACTTCAAATGGCGTAGCAGCTTCAGCACTTGCGGCTCTACCGCCTCTAGCGGTAGTCCAGTCAGCTAAGTTAGTGGCACTTGGCCCTACCATAGAATCTTCCCAACCTGTGCGGTTAGTGTTAAACCCTTCATTTTTAGCTGGTTGAAATGCTCGCATAGTTCCATCAGCATTAACAACATTCATAGGTCTGGCGTTTCCACTGTAACCCCAAGGACTACCACCATAACCACTTGCTTGATTCTGTGCAAGAGTGGCATCAAAAGCTTCTTGTGGGCTAGGTCTACCTAACGCCTTAAGCGCGGTCATTGCAGCTAAACCTAATATACCTGCTGGAGCGGCAGAATTTATTCCAGCCCCTAGTTTTCCAAGAAAACCTTGTTGTGGCGCATAGCCCGGAGCCATCCCCATTCCGGGGTGACCTTGTGGTACAGCACCAAAACCACCTCCCATACCTGCGTTAGACTGTAGTGCACCAAAACCACCACCCGGCCCTCCACCCATAGAGTAAAGTTGCCCAGTTTGATAACCGGGAGTATAGTTAAGATTAGCAGGATTATTCCCCATACTTGTATCAGAAAATAATTTAGATGGGTCAACCTCAAATCCGGGGCTATCAGTAAACATTTGGTCAACTGCACGCTCAGCAGGTTTTTCTGTAAATTTATTTTTTAAACCTTCAAAAGCATTTCTAGCAATATCTACAGGTTTAGATGTTCCATCTGCATCTATTATATTTAATACAGAGTCTTTTACATCCCCATAAGTAGTTTTTATTAGCTCACCTACAGATATACCCTGTTTTTCTGCATACATCTTAAGTAGCTTATATACTTGTGGAGATAATGACAAAGCTGTACCAACTACTTTACGTGCAGTAGAACTCGTTTGTGTAGGAGTAAACCCCGGAGCAGACTTACGCCTGTCTATATATCTTTGTGTTGAGCTTACCATTAATTATATCTCTCCATTAAATAAGTAACCCGATAGTTCTTCAGGTAACTCGCCAGTAGTTTCATACTCTATGAATATCTGCTCAATGTCTTCTTCAAGTATAGGCAGACCTGCTTGATACACAGCATCACGTAGTGCATCATACTGTTTCATAGTGTTCTTAGTGTTAGAAAAATCAGTGAAGTGCATGATCCTCATCCTGTTTATCGTCTATTAGTTTCTTGTTAGACATTAGTTTCTCACGTATCTTGTCTAACTTCTCTTCAGGCTCAAGTGTCCTGACATTAGATGTGGCTTCACCCCTAATAAGTTGCAGACTCTTGAAGATGCTATCACCTATCCTAGATAACTCCGCAGCCTTAATAGGCTGTCGAATCCTCTCTCCCTGCATAGTGACTGTCCAGTCACCATTCAATATCCTATCTTCAAGTTGCTTAGATATGTGCTGAAGTAATCCAGTAAACCTACTATCCAACTGATTTGTATACTTACGTTTAGCTTCAGCTAGCTTTTCATTCCACCATTGGGTGGTCTTCCATTGCTGTAGTGTGCGGTAAGGCACACCTGATAACATTCCAGCTTTCTTAAGAGATCCAGATATTAAGTAAAGGCTTATAGCCTTCTCTCTAGTTTCATCATCATATTCAGATACATATAATCTAGTCTTAGGATCTATACTTACTTTCTTTTTCTTCATAAACTACCTCATTAAATATTAATATACATATATAGTATTATATTTATATAATATATATTATTAATACTAATATATATCTATATATAGTATATATACTATTATATTAATATACATATATAATAATATTAATATATTTATATAATATATATATTATAAGAGGCAACCTTGGAGTTGCCTTATATTATTAATTCAGTTAAGCACATCCTTCTCAGGATGTATTTCGTCAAGCACTTGCTGTTGCAGTACTTAACTTTTTTATAGTGTATACTATATTAGATCCGTAAAATACAGAAAAGTTACACATTTCTTGAAAAAATAAAAAAATAAAAATTTTTAAATGCACCCCTTTCTTTATATATCAATCACTTATCTAATATTACAAAGCATTAATCCTAATGATTAATATATTACAAAGCATTAACTATATTGATAAAAATTCCCCCAAAGTATTTGGTTTATCGTAACTCGAGTTCCAAGAAATCATTTAACCTCCCGACCCCGGTCAATCTATATATAAATATAGTACTGTATATAGATATAGTACTGTATAAACATATACCTGTATATAAATATAGTACTGTATATAGTTATAGTATGTATTAATCAACAGTACTGTATATAGATATAGTCTGTATAAATTAACAGTACTGTATAAATATATATACTGTATAGATTATCAGTACTGTATAGATTAACAGTATATATATAT